GCAACAGCCTCAGCAAGTGCTTGCTTACCTGCAACGATTGTGCGGTAAACAGCAGTTACTGGAGTAACTGTTACTGTCGCTCCAACTGTGACCGCAGCAGTGTTTGCTGTGTCTACAGTAATTGTTGTTGTTGAACCTGATGTAACCAAAGAAACAATCTTTGCACCAGATGCAATACCTGTTGCTGCAATCTTATCTCCTGCTTCTGCAGTAGTAGCGATTACAGATGAAGAAGCCACACCGATTGTAAGTCCTGCTGATGTTCCAGCAACAGTTACTGTTGTTGTAGCAAGAGCGGTGGCATCTGCACCATCTACGCCACGGTACATACGAGGTGTTTCAACAAAGAAAGCGCCTTCATAAGTTCCGATGTTTCCAGCCCAGAAGTTGCCTGTGCCAGTCTCTGCGTACTTGTGCATTTCTAGCCAACCAGTTGAACCTGTTTCTGCACGAAGGTCGTGTGAAACTTCTGGGTGGATACCTGTCCAGTAAAGTGAACCTTCACGAGGAACAGCCTTGTTTGAACGAAGTTTAGCAACCGCACGGCGGATGTTAGCAGCAGTGATTGTGTCAGTTGCTGTAACTGTTGCTGTTGATGTGCGTGCTGTTGATGATGCTGAGTAAATCACATTGTCACCCTGGCGCAATGTATTCATTGCAAGGCGGTCAAGTGAGTCAGCCATGTTGTAAGCGATGATGTCTGCTACTGCAGGGTCAACATCTGATAGTGAGAACAACTGTAGTTTACGAGTAACGAGTGAGGCATTGCCGTATTCGTTAAGTGTAACTGAAACAGTTGTTACATCTGATAGTGCTACTGCATCTGGGTCAGTTGTTTCTGACAGTGATGCTGTTGCTGGTGCCAAGTCGTTGTAAATTGAGAATACAACGCTTGAACCTGGCATCGCCTGTTGAGCAGGGCGCTTGTCTGCAACCGAACGAATCATTGGCTGAGAACGAAGCGCGAACTCTACATAGCGGTCATACGCGGTTTTGATTAACCCTGCGAGTGCAGAGGTATCTGTGTATGCCATAGTTCACCTCCTGGTGATTGGTAGTTTGTTTAGTTAACTGAAATACCGAGAAGTGCGTTGAGTTCAGCAGCATTTTTCACATTAGCCATCTTTGCGTACATATCTTCATCTACTCCTGGAGGAGTGCCAGTTGATACGACATCATTGATTCGCTGTTGTGCTTGTAATGCTGGGTTGTTTGATGTAGATTTGCTTTCGCTTTCTTCACCAGACTTAACTCCAAATACATCGCCGTATTCGTTTAGCCAATTTGTAACTGCTTCTTCCGAGGCATCCAAATCTTGCGGAACAAATGCTGCGACTTTTGGGTTAATACCTTTTGCTGTCAACACATCCTTGACGGTGCGCTGACGAGTTTGAGTTTTCAAAGATGTCGCTTCTTGTTCAAGTTCCTTAAGGCGCTTTTCAAGTGTGCGGTTTACTTTGCGTAACTGCTTGACGACATCTTGAGGTTGACCCTCGAAATCGAAATCGTCATCTTCGTCATAATTGGTAGTCATCTACCTATCTCCCTTTGTTAGTTGTATTCGCAATCCACAAACAAGGTTCGGGGAAACCAAGTTGGCTATCGCTACCAGTCTTATTACGCTCATCTGGGCTGGTGGGTCTGATGAGGATTCTTTTATATGTTGCTTTCTGTCTTAAGCGATGAACTTGAAATGCCGCTTTGTCCAGCAAAGCGAGCCTGTTCACGCAGTGCTCTGCGCTGTGACTCAAGCATACGCTGTTGGTCAGCACCAAGGGTTGTCGCCACGGCTTGAAGTTCGTTGTAACTCTTGTCGCTTTCAATACTAGCAAGACGACTTTGAGTATCAGCCAAGATTCTAGCCCTACCAAAAGATTCCTTAAGTGCATTAAGGTCAGTAGTTCCAGAGACATTGATGTAACTTTCGGCAGCAGCCTTGTCCAAGTCAAACTTGTACATGTCTGCAGCAGCACCAATCTCAGCAGCACGAATCTGCTTCTTAACAATATCCATACCCAACTTAGGGTCAAGGAGATATGAGATAGCGCCTGTAATGTCTACACCGTAGAACTCATTAAGAGATGCAAGAACATCTGAATTCTTCTTTACCTTATCAGCAGCAATAGATACACGCTGCTCATACTCAGCAACAGATACTTGGTTAGCAATAACTGCTCCAAGTTTTTCTGTAGTTCCAAAAATCTTATCATCCAGACCATAAGCCTTAAGGATGCTAGTCATACCCTTTTCCATAGAAATGTATGTTGCTTCATTTACAGCGCGACCTGCCTTGGCTAGGTCAGCCATACCAGGGAAGCGTGCCTTGTATGCATCTGTGCCAACTAGGTTAATTTTAATTTGTGATGCAGTCATATCTTGTTTGATATAACCATCAATGACATCAGCCAATGAATCAAGACCAGCCAACTTAAGGTTAGCCTTAAAATCTTCAAGCGCAGTGGTGACTTGAGCCTGTTGGTTAGCCTTTTGAGTTGCTGTTAAAGCATCTAATTTACTTTGCCATGTAGCATTGAGTGCAGCAACAGCATCGGCTACAGCCTTTGTTACATCATCGGTTGTAATTTGCTTTGTAGGTGTACCAACAACCGTACTTGTACCATCGCTATAAATAATAGTTGTAGTTCCATCTGCGTTTTGAATAGTATTTACTACAGTTTTTGCAGTTGGCTCAGTAGTTGTAGGATTAGTAGTCGTAGGGTTTGTAGTCGTTGGGTTGGTAGTTGTAGGATTAGTTGTAGTTGTGGTTGTTGTATATCCAGTGCTTGTACGAGTGGTTCCAACTGGAATAGGACCAACAAATAAACCGCTTGTGTTAGCACCCATTGTTACTGTTGGAGTAAAGTTTGGTACTACACCAGAAGCAGCAGCAATACCAGCAAGCGTTGTTGTATTAACGGTTGGAGCAGTTGGTTTTGCAGCAGGAATTGTAATTACCTGTCCAGGTTTAATAAGACTGGGATTGGTAATTTGTGGGTTAGCAGCAACAATTTTTGCTACTGTTGTATTATTGGCTGCAGCAATTCCACTGAGCGTGTCACCTTTTTTTACGACTGGCATTATCCCATAAATCCAAACTGCTTCATTAAATCAAGCGCCGTATTTGAGTAGGTTTCCTTAGCGTTCTTTGTGTACTGCCAAAGTGGGTCCTGCTTAACCTGCTTATTAAAGTCAGCAAAGGTACGAGCATTACCAGTTGTAGGGTCTACAACCTTAGCCATAAGGTCTTTCCATGTAAGGTTAGTTGAGTCTACCTCAAGCAATGTAGCCATCTGATTACGATAACTATTTGTTACCTCATACAGTGAGCGACCTTCTTTAATTGAAGATGCAAAAGGCTTATACAAATCCATAGCCTGAGCCTTCATTTCATTAAGGTAATACTGTGTATCACGACCATCTGTTGGGTCAAGAAGTGAACGCTGAATTGTATCAAGATAATTATTGTCAATAGAGATGCCGTAGTTAAGAGCCTGCTTCTTGATGTTGTCTACAGATGAACCGATAATTCCGCCACCTGTGAATAACAACTGTGCATTGTCGCCCAGATGCTGTTGGATTTGTACATCGGTCCAACCATTTTTCATGGCTTCCATTGCAATACCCTGAATAGTTTTAGCGTTGTCAACAACCTTGCCAGTTACAGGGTCTACTTGCTGTGCACGAATACCCAACTTCTCAAGACTTGCTGCCACATTTGCTGTATTGATATTTAAACTTTCAGCAAAAGTTCCCGCGTTGCGTGGGTCATGTGTCTCAATAAAGAAAGCGCGAAGGCTAGGTAGAGTCTCTTGCCACCATTTAGTCTGTTTAAGAGCCTCGGTAAATGTACCTTCTTGCCAGTTTTCAGCCTTGGCAGTTGCAAGCAATTTGTCAATCTGACCTTTGTATTCCTTAGGCAATGTCTTAAATGTAGCATCAAGGTAACCAACCCAAGCGGTTTTAATCTTATCTGCTTCTGGAGTTTTTGAAACGCTGCCAGAACCGCTAGGTTTGGTTGTTGTACCAGATGTTGTACTAGATGTTGTGCCAGATGTTTTACTGCTTGTTACTGTTGGTCTAACGGTAGAACCGCTTTCGTATGCGGTTGTACCTGGTACTAGGCTTTCGCCCCCTGGACCATAACGAAGTTGAGCGTTGCCATCTGAGGATACAAACGGATTCTTTCCGTCAAAATTTTCTAAGGCTGTCTTAGCCTTTGTTACTTCTGCTGGTGTTCCATAATCTTCTGCACGCTGTAAATCTTCTTTAAGTTTTGCACGCTCTTTAGCAGATTTTTCATTAGCAATAGTTGAGCGTTCAGCCTTGTCAAGTTTTTCTAATTCTTCAATACGCTTTTCAGTAGCCTTCTTTGCAGCAAGGGCTTTCTTGTATTCAGGTGAACCAACCTTAGCGCGAGATAACTGCTTTTTAATTTGGTCCAAGCCCATGTATTGCTGGCGTAATTCTTGAGCAGGAGTAACTGTATCTGGGCGATAGTATGGGTTATTTGTTTCAGCCATTAACTTCTCGCCTTCTGTACATCTGCTTGGATAGCACCGTAGATAGCATCTAGGTAGCGATTTTCTTGGCGAGCCTCGAACTCAGGTGTGCTTTGAAGATATGCTGCTACAGCCTGTTGGCGACCAGGGGCACCTGTATCTTGAGACTGATTAAGGTAAATACCAAGAGCCTTTTTGTAATCAACACCTACGCCAGAGCGACCAAACATTTGAGTAAACAAAGCCTGGACATCTGCCTCGGCATCCTGTTTTGTAACAACAGCGCCAGTTGCAGCATTGCCAGAGTTGTTAGCCTGTGCAATTTTAATTGCATCTGCAAGTTGCTCAGCAACAGTTTGCTTCTTCGTCATTAGATTACCACCGTATCATTTGCAAAATAGCGATTGATGAATTGCTCAAACTCAGGGCTTCCTGCGATTAAGTTGGTTCTAAACATATCAAATGCTGCAGCAATATCTTCGTTTGAATTAGCATCAATACTGCGTGAACCACCCGCTGCATCTCTTTGTTTAAGGATTTCTCCAATTTGGTTTCGTGCCTCTAGGTAAAGAGCCATACTCTTTACTACTGCACGGTTACCATTTTGAGCCATCCACTTTTTATCTTTCAGTGCCTTGTCAAGGACATCGGCACGGCGTGCATATTTAGCACGGTCAGGGGATACATACTCAGAATACCAGTCAAGATTATCTCCTGACTTCTGTTGAATCCAGATTGACTTAGCCTGTTTAACGACCTTCATCTGAGGGTCTTTATCATCGGTAATGCCATTTTGAATCTTGTAAGTATTGATTGCCTGCTCTAGTTGCTGATACTCAGCCCAGCCACGCTTAATGTTTGCCTCACGAAGCAACTCACCTGGAGTACGGTTTTGACGGTATGTGCTACCGCCACCTGGTGTAGCGCCATGGTTGTACTGCCATTGATATGCAGCCTGGCTAAATGTGTAGGCATCATCGCCATCGTCAGCCAAGAAGCCAATCAACTCAGGGTCACCCTTGCCGTCAGCGTATGCCATAAGGTCACTGTGCTTGCGTAGGTTGCGTACTGTCTGGAGGCTAGGCTCTAGCCCTCCTTCGTTCTTAGACAGGCTCACAGTGGCTTCAAAGAAGTCTGGATACTGCTCTAGGAACTTAGCCTCAGCCATGCCGTATACACGCTTGCCAGTAGTTGGGTCACGGTAGTCAGCAAATTGTTCTTGGTACTGACGGAAAGTTTGAGCGTAGAAATCAACCTCAGGGGCAATAGCAAATGGTGCTGAGATAGATGTCAGAGCACGAAGGAAGAAGAATTTGTTTGTTTTATCCTTAATCTCCGATGGAGTCGGAGCATCTGTACGCTTGCCTTGGTTATAGAGGTAAGTCTCATAACGAAGCATCTGGTTATATGAACGAACATATAGTTCATCCTGTCGCCATACTGTATTAAGACGGCGGATAACCGATGGAGTAAAGATGTCAGTTGCTGACTGCGGTGCACCTACTGGGAAGAAAGGCTTGAGAGCATCTTCTAATTCAGGGCGTTGCTTAAGAACTAAGTACGCAGGCAATGTAGCGTAAGGACCAAACCCTGGGTTGCCCACTTGACCTTGTGTAATTACATCAAGGCTTGCTAGTGGGATGTTGATATTCTTAAATGAGTTCTCAACGATTGGCTTCCATGATGCTGGCAACGCATCAATAAATGATTGCGGTACATTAACAACAAGGTTTGCACCCTGGTTTCCTTGCAACTGCTCAGGACTTGTAAGACGGTTACCATCACGGTCAACAACCATTTGAGCATTAACAACCTGTGCGATGGTGCGTGCTGCTGTTGCAACCAACTGTGGGTTATCCATAGACATACCGCCCCAGCGCTTAAGAGTATTCTCATAGGCTGCGTAGAACGGGAATAGTAATTTCATTGAACGGCTAGACGATGCACCAGTACGGCGAACGATAGTAAACAATGTACGCTCAACTTCTTGGCGTGCTGTTTCACGAGCGTTAGATACTGCACGGTTAATCTCATCTGGAGTTAGACGGTCAGCACCCTTAGCATCTGCCATTGAAGCCATGTTAAGGCGAAGTTCTTTTTCGTAGATAGCCACTGTAAGTGGGTGACGAGCAAACACATCTTCTGGCATTGAGCCAAGGAAGCGCATAACACGGCGGTTAATAGTATCAATCAGGCGCTCTTGGTCTTTGTATTCTTTTGAAGAAGTAACCAACATACCATTGAGTGGTTTCAAATCTTCTGGATTCTTACCAAAGCGTTCAACAAGGAACTGTTGTATTTCTCCACCAGAAAGCGGCTTGCCTGTTTCTTTGGCAGCACTAAGCATAAGTGCTGTCTCGTTATCTGGAATATAAGCAGCAACTGCTTGACGAGTCTCGTGCAACTTAGCCATAAGGTGCTCGTCTAGTTCGCCACCCTTTAACTTGGTGACACCCTTGCCAGCGCCTACAAGTGTGTAGGCTTCTGTTGCATACATTGAACCCTTGCTTGTATGGAACCAACTAAGGATTTTTTCATTATCCTCACCGTCAAGAATCATACGAACCACTGGGTCCATGATGCCTGACTCAGGGTCACGGAAGTGCATGTTCAAAATGTTTGACCAACCCTCAAAATACTTAGGGTCTGCAGGGTCAATAGTACGGACTGAGCGTGAACCAATGCCCGCTGTAAACGCCATCTCTTGTGAAGATACCAATGCGTTCCATGTGCTTTCAGCAGATGTGCGACCAAGGAACCATGATGCTTCTTCAAAAGCCTTAGGCAATGAGTAGTTATGACCATTTGCTTCGTAATCAAATCTACCAAAACCTGTGCGCTGTTTGATTGCAGTTGATTCTGCACGGTCAATAACAGCGCCTAAGCGTGAGAACAAGTCATCTAGGTGAGCATGAGCCTGTGCATAGTCACGAGCAAGATTAGCAGCAGCATCTTCAATGCCGTTGTTAATCATTGCATTGACTGAATCTTCTGCGTAGTAAGGAGAGACTGCGTAGTCTTTCTTTTGTAAACGAGCCTTCTTGCCTACATAGCGCTTTTCAGCACGGCGTGCCTTAGGTGTATCAAAGCGTGGTTCAAGACCAGCAGTGGCATCCATCTCCCAGACTTGTGCCTCCTTTTCCATCCTGGATTTGATGTATGCATTTACCTCAGCAGTACGACCTTTATCCCCAATGGATTCTGGAAGGGCAATGTGCGAAAGACCGCCAGCACGCTTGTCATCAGCGACAACAGCACGACCGTATCCGTTTTCGCGCATGTATTTAAACACTGGGTCGTTAGGTTCGTTCCAACCCTTTGACTTAATCCATGATTTAAAGTTAGTAAGTTTGTTGCCGAAGGCAGACTCACGAAGTTCTATTGGGATGTCAGACCATTGTTGTAAGTACAAAGGCTTGCCGTATACACGGTATGGTTGAACGCTACCCTTGGTTGCATTAACACGGAAGATAGGGCGGTTAGTCCAATTTTTAAATAGGACTATCTCTGCCTCATCAGTTTCGGCTGCAAGGATAAGTGTCTCGTAGTCAATGCTCTTGACTTTCTTCCACTGCCCAGCAGAGTCTTTGTATTCAACAAGTTTGCCAGCGTTAACAGCATCAATCATGTCTGATTGCAGTTTAAGAGTTGCCTCATTAAGAACATCTGCACGCTTTGCAGATGGAGCAGGCGCTTCTTGAACAATGGCTCGCAGCGTAACAACTGGTTTAATAGCAGGAAAATCTTTAGTTGCTGCCTGTCCTTCAATTACATTAACAACTTCAAACTTTGTTCCCGCTGGAAGCAATACTTCGCTTTCGCCAGTTATATCAATATCAGTTAATTTTGCATCTATACCTTGTGTTTTAGAAAGTTCTGAATCTAATTTAGAAAAACCTCTATAAGATGCAACAATATCTAATCCATTTGTACCTTTAGGTAATTGAATTCTAATAACTGTGCTATCTTCTTTACTATTAAAAGCAAATTTTTCTGCAACTCTATATTTTTTTGAAGTTGATACAAAACCTTTTTCAGTTACAATATCGCCAAGTTTTGCATTAAGAATATCTGGATTAGATGTTCCTCTAAATACAACTGTATTTTCTTTAATAACACTGCGTTGAATTGCGCGTTGAAGCATTTGTGGAATTTCTGCTTTTCCAACTTTTCCGTATGAAGCCCAACGATTTGGGTCACGCAAATCTAATTGCGTTTCAGCGTACCCACCACGAACATATTGTTTTATTTCTTGAAATTCCTCAAGTGGCATTTGCTCAATAACGCCACGAGTGCCAGCCTCTGCGCCAGGTGCAAGTTCTGGTTTCTGACCAAGGCGACCCATGCGACCAGTCTTAGTTGGGATGTACTGTTCGACAGAGTGGAGAGTTCCACCTTCTGCATAACGGCGAGCAATCGCAGGTGATGCAGATGTAGCCAAAGCGCGAGACTTGTCAAGGTTAAATAAACCAGGTGCACCGTGGTAAAGAGTTACTGACTCTAGGTCAGCAAGCACTCCCTTAAGTGTGCGAAGTTCTACTTCAAATGCAAACTTCTCTGCTTCATCTACAGTGATTGCTGCTTCACCAGTGATGTCAGAAGTTATAGCCTTGGTGAATCCTTTTACAGTTTTACCAACACGCATGCCTTCAAGTTCGGCAATACGAACAGAAACTTCCTTAGCCAGTTGCTGGCGACCCATATCAACTGAGCGAAGCATGTCAAACTGAGAACCAATTTCATGCTGAATAACATTAAAGTCATCTGCTTTGCCAGTTACTACATTAAGGTTATCAACAAGACGGTTAACGCCTGCCTTGCGGTTGTTAAAGAAGCGACCAACTGCATCCTTACCACCTGAGGCAACCATAGATGGGAGAGCAAAGCCCTTAGCCATCATAGATAGTTGCGCTTCTGTAAGGTTACGAACTGTGTAACCAAGGCGCATAAGCACAGATGTTTTAAAAATATCATTGATTGTGTCAAGTGCAGCCATTGACTTGTTAGTACGGATGGCTAGGTTATCAACATCAATACCCTGCAAGATGGTTGGAAGCACACGCTCGTGGGCATCAATACCCTGCTTAAGACGAGCAAGGTCTGCAATGATTACTGTGTTTGCACCTTGGCGCTCAAGCAATGGAGACTTAGCGTTAATAAACTGGTCACCATCGAAGTATCCAAGGAATCCCTGGTTGTTGTGGCGCTCAATAAGTGAAGCACGGCGTGCATCGTAAATCTTGTAAATCTTATCTAGCGTATCTTGGTCATAGTTAGGAAAGAGCGTGTTGATTGCACGGCGCTCGGCTTCTTTAATAATCTCAAGGCGTTCAGCAGGAAGTGCTGCTGCTAGGTAACGGTCAGCAAGTTCTCTTGATGCTTCTTGAAACTTATTGCCAGATAGGTCATTAGTCTGTCTTAAGAAAGTATTAAACTCCATATATGAGTTACCATCATTGACATTGAATACACCACTTGGTACATCTTCTTTGAAGAAATGTACAATTTTAACTAGCGGGTGAAGTGATGTCTTAAGATAGGTGATTGACTCTGGGTCACCAAATGTACGAGCAGCCATCTTCTCAGCCTTATTGACTGCACCAAAGCGTGACTTCTGTAAAAATTCTTTTTCAAATCCGTAACGGAACGGGCGACCAGTAGCAACCTTGTCGTATGCTGCAAGAAATGCTGGGTCTGTCTTTTTCAAATCTTCAATGTATGTACCAATGGCGTTGTTATATTCTGGAGTTGTAAGAACATCTCCATCTAACTTACCATCCATCAACTGGCGCTGTGGGTGTGTTGCACCATCGCTCATATTGTCAAGCATTACAGCAAGTTCTGAATCCTTTTCAGCAATTTCAGACATAGCCTTTGTGTCTTTAAGCATAACGGCACGGAAAATTGTAACTACTTCTTCTTTGGTCTGAGCCTTACCAAACATGTAAGCCAAAGCATCAGGGTTAGTTACCTTCTTCTTTGCCCAGTAGCCATACTGACCCTTGGCATCTGTTTGTGCAAGGAACTCAACATCTTTAACAGCAGCACCTTCACCAACAAGTGCACGCTCAAGAAGATTATCCATCTTCTCGTTAGTCATGGCAGCCTTGCCAAATACTGTACGAGCCAACTTACCGTTGATGTTCTCGTACATTAAACCTTTACTTGCAATTACTGCGCCTTTACCTAAGAAACCAGTAAATGTCAGTGGGTCAACAACTGTTGATGCAACTAAATCCTGTGCACCAGAAAGAAACTTACCTGTGAACTGGTCATCAAAAGCAACCTTACGGTCATTGGCATCAAAGATGTCAAAGCCTCCAGAAAGGAAAGCAAGATTGTTATCAAGTGCATCGGCAAACCAACCGCTGCGGTCAGCAGAGTTCTTGCCTGGAGATAAAAGAGCAAGTGATGCTTGACCTAAAGAAATCTGTTCTTTGTTAGCAGCAACGCGGGTGCGGTAATCTTCGTAAGATTCATTTGGATTCTTGTACTTGTTGTACATCAAAGGTGTGTCAAGTAATCCCTCAACCATCTTCTCACGAACAACTCCGCCTGCTTCGTATGACTTCTCGCCTACATAGAATAAACCTTTAACTGCACCACGAACTGGAGTAGTTCCAATCTTGGCTACATCTTTAACAAGGTTCAAACCATCTACATACCATGGGTCATCGTTAGATAAAGTGTTAGACATATCGTGAATAAGCCCTGGAATACCAGTGAAATCCGCGACACCTTTTGCAATTTTGCCTAAGTTATCGGTCCATGACATTAGACATTAGCCTTTAACCAGCGGTAAAAGTTACGAGTTGCGTTTGTTGCTGTTGGAGATTCTGCAATACGAGCGTAAATTGGAAGGAACGCTGCAAGTTTTGCCATATCTTCGTTTTGCTGTGCATTTAACATACCTGGTGTAGAAAGAACCTCAGGTCCTGCTCCTGGTCCTAGTGTTGCACCTGTTGAAGGATACTCATCTGGTCGCTGTGTAGCAGCATCTAAAGGAACAACCTCATCGCCCCCACCCATCATTGCTGACATAGCAGAAAGGGTTGGTGTTGGTCCTACATTAACGCCAGACTTGTTCATCTTGGCAGCAGTTTGCAATTCCATGTTTTCTTTACCTTCACCGTAGGCACCTCCAGCCATATATTGCGCTGGTTGTCCTGCACTACCTGCACCGCCTGTAGCGGATACTTGAAAGTTACTTGATGCTGCTTCTGCCATTTTGGTTTCCTTCGCTATAAGAGCGTTAATAAAATTATGAGCCTTTTTGCAACTTGCCCAGGTTGGTTCTCGCCATTTATTTATAGTTGCTGTACGGTGGCAACTGCGCAAAAATTACTTTGAGCCGTGTGTGCCTGCTGGTTGTGCTGAGAACATTGTTACGGATGCGCCAGGCTTTGAAGCCTTCGGCATACCAGCGTTAGTAGGCTGTTGTGTAGGTGCCTTTCCAGAACCGCCCTGATTAGCAGGCTTTGATGCCTTGCCTGGTTGGTTGTTTGGATACTTTGCTGTACTTGTATTCGCCATGGTTACCCTCCTCCCCTAAATAGGTAGTCGTCTAGCGACTGTCGCTTGTAGATTAGGTTCACCACGAGCACCGAGAGATGCAAGTAGTGATTGAACATCTGGTCTACCGCCTGGGGCGAGTTGTCCTGGGGCTACGCCTTGCATACGCCCTGATTCACTCATGCCCATTGGAAGTTGCCCGTCACCTGCCGCGCTCTCACTTGGCATGCCCATAGATTCAGGACTTACTGAGCCAGGGGCTGCAGCAGGTGCGGGATTCTGCGGTTGGAACGCCTCGGAAATTGCTATTTCAATAGCAGTACCCTTTTGGCGAGCGCTAATTACATACGAAAGTTTGCGTAGGATGTCGGATGGGTCTTGTCCTTGGCTTGCAAGGGCTGGAATTGCTTGTGCGTATGAGGCAATAGCCTGTTTCATAGCATCACGCAGTTCTTCTGTTTCAATCTTTTCTTCTTCTTGTGTTGCATTGAAAGAAAAAGGCATTTGACGGCGTAGGAAATCACGAGAAATCAACTTATCACCGCGTGCTTGTAGTCCAAAGACCAATGCGCGGTTAGGGTCGAGTCCTGCCATCAAGCCATACTGGACATCTACGGTGTAATCACCATCAATATCGCGTGCTGGCTTATATTTAAGGTTGTAAGGAGTACCGTTGTATACACCACGGAGTTCTTTTTCCTGCATACCAAAGATTTGCTCATCAACTTTAAGAGCAAGTGCTAACAATTCAGTAAAGGCACGGGCAAACATTGCATGTGCAGTCTTGATTTGTGTATCAAAACCACCCATAAGCGCCTTAACGCCCTGACCTGTAATGATAGAAGCATCTGAATTACCAGTTCTTGCTTCTGGAAAGCGTGAACCTAGACGGAGTTCGCTTTCAAGAACTGATGACTGTGCGAACACATTATTAGGTAGTTCAAGCGGTACTCTACGAATCTCGTTAGGCTTACTGGAACGCATAATTGCATCTGGTCCAAGGGCTAACTCCTGACTATCAAGTGGCATAGCAATAGGTGCTTGCACTGATTTGGTTGCTGCCTCAAGTGAAAGCAACGCATAGCGTGCCTTGGCAACCTGAATAGCAAGGACATCATCAAACTGTCCACGGGATTGGTCATCAAGTGAAGGTCGCATAACAACGCGAATCATGCACTCGCCCATTACATTTTTAGCACGCTCCAGAACAAGGTTGTTTTTGTTTGGCATGAATAGGACATCTTGGTCTTTGTCATGGAAACGAACAATCTCAGACATGGTTGTCGTGTTGTTTTTGTCGTAAATAAGGTGGGCTACTTCTGGATACTTAGCCATTAGTTCTTCTGTTGGCTTGTTCATGCGCTGGAAGAACATAGTTACGCGACCATAACGGTCAATAACTGGGTAAGAACCTAGTGAATCAAAGAACTTGATACGAGGCATTTGCTCATCAATATCAATTTCAACCTGTGCTGGTACGAATCCGTAAGTTACATAACGGTCTGCAGCATTAAACATCTGGGTCTGTAGGTCAGAGAAGTTAACGATACCGTTGACAATCTCTCCACGCTTATCTGCTTTTCTACGAGCAGTTTCAGTGGACATAGATGTTGATGTGCAACCAAAGGATGGCAAAGGTGCAATAACTTCTGCAATATCACGGGCAGCAATATCTACCATATTTGCCACGATAGGATTCTCGAAAGGACCATCGGGGAAAAGGTCTGGGTAAACATCGCGCATTTTTCCTTGACGAACTAGGAGAACTTGATTCATACGCTGGTCGCGGTCATCATACATACGGCGATAGCGGTCATAATAGTTCTTAATTTCTTCAATGGTAAATGGCATGTTCACCTCCTATCTTAGTTGTATGCGTAATCACTCAAGTTAACGGTGAATTGTTGGCTTTTGTCGTACTTAGTTTGGAACATATTTGTATAACTGTGGTTGCGAGCAAAGTTACTTGCGTTAGTAACTCTGTCTCGTACTGCTAATTCTGTAAACCAAAGTGCCATAACGCAGTCAGTCTTTTGGCTTCGTGGTGAATCTGGGTACCAGGTAATAAGTTGCTCGATGAGAGCCTTTAATCCTTCGGACTGGTGTGTAGATGGGAACTCAATGAGGGCATTGCCTTCCTCGTAACCATGGAACAATGTAGTAAGAGATGCCACACCAAAGTCTGTATCCCACTTATTGTTTCCAGTGTGGTGTTCTTTGAGTATGGCACCCCTTGCCTGTAGGTATTCTCGTACCTCGCGGTCCTGGGTGAGCATTGCCTGAAATGCATTTTTTTCTACACGCCACTCAGAAACTGAATACTTGTCTGTCCAGTCTTTAATCAATTCTCTAATCTCATCAGGCTTCATGCCCTGTTTGTTAGACACATCCAGCACATATCGCTTTTGAGTAGCAACATCTACGCCAATACAAACGGCAGCAGTATGACCAGCCATAGCGGGGTCAAGACCTGCAACCACAATCAGACCATCCATACCAGCAAGTCTGTTGCCAGCCTTATTCTTCGGGATGATTCCAATGTTGCGTGCGCCGTTGATTACACCCTTGACCGCATCTTGCGGGAAGGCGCTATCTTCGTGAACCTGTTGCTGTTGATAAACCATTGCCCAGAGATTGGGAGACATACGGCTTCTTTTTTTATTGAGGGCGTGTCCATCCCATTTGGTATACAGTCCGTCAGCATCTGGGGTACCTCTGCCTGAAACTGGAGGCATGTTGGTTTTAGCCCAAAGCGTTGACCACTCAGCGGGGTCATCTTTAAATTCCAAGACAGCAGGCTGAGCAAAGTAAGTCCAGGGGGAAGTTTCATCTGGATAGCGCATAGGGTCGCGCAATTCAGAGTACAAGTCCTTTGGGCGTAGGCGGGTTCCGACTACAAGAAGTTTTCCGCCATCGTAGTCAATACGAGACATAACTTCTGATTGAATCCAGTCAATTTGCTTTTCATACTCATGGGCGTTGGTATGGTCAACACAGTCATCCATGATGATGAGGTCAGCACGGGCACCGTAGATATGTCCACGAATACCGATAGCCTGAACTGTCGGGTCCTTTTCACCTGAGTTGCGTGCCTCAGACGATAGGTAAATTAGGTCCTGCTTCCATGAATCAGAATTCTTTTCAAATCCGCCTGGAGGTCCAAAGGCGAGGTGTAAATCCTGATAACGAGGATGGGTGAGTCTGTTCTTAATGGAGAGCAGGAACTTTTGCGCCATAGCCTGTGTCTTAGACACAATCAGAATACGGATATTCGGGTTCTGGCAAATCTGGTACACGGCATAGTTGACTGTGATAGTCGTTGACTTGGCGTGTTCTGGTGGCGTATTGACAATCAGTAGGTCAGGGTCGCCAGGTTCATAGGTAATGCTAGGGTGCACATCGGAGGGGGGTGTACCCTCCAATAAATCAATCCAGTGCTTCTGGTGGGTAAATACATCTACCCCCAGATACTTAGATGAAAACTCAGGGAACGGAGGCAGAGGCACGGTACCAGTCTGGAGTTCCCCTCGTTGGGTCATAGACCGAACTTTGTCTATCTGGGTGGCGAAGTCGGGGTCTGTCTTTCGGTAGTATTCGTAACTCTTGACTGACCGACCAACTGAGTCCATTGCTTTCTGGACTGACATGCCTTCCATTAAAAATTCTATAATCTGCTTTTTGATGGCATCCGACTTATGGGATGCAGCAGTAACTCTTTTTCTTTCCATAGGCGTAGTAAGCAGCGCGACAAATAATAGAGCGCTGCAGTATCCTTTCTAACCGAAGCCGTAGCCCCAAGGCGAAGGCGAAGGTTAGGGCATACTATAGGGGGCAACCTTGGTGGTTGCCTTAGCAGTACAGAGGGGCGAATATATCGTTGCCCCTCACTATACTATTAGGTGTCCAAAGGACACTAATTGGACATCTTTTTTTAATATATTTTTTGTTACCTATGTCACTGCGCCAAAAGCGCAGGTCAAGTGCCACATGACGACCCCTATCAAAGTTATGTGGAGTGATACACATACACATACACGCACACATATTTAAAACCCTGGGGTCACTGACCCCGCAAAGTCTCCTCAAGATGCAAGCCCTGCACGCCTTGCCTTGCTTTCATGTCTTAAGAACTAGCAATGAGGAGGGCTAGACCTTGCGAGGGCGACAACTCTCAAGCCTGCCCCGTCTCAATCGCGGGGGGCGCATCGCTTGCCTTGCCTTGCTTGCTTGCGTGTCTCACATATTGAGACACAAGCACGCTTGAGGGGATGTGATGCAACTCACAAAAATAATTTTGAAATGTCCGAATTGTCGGTTGACACCGCATGCATGAGGCATGAGAGAGTTCTCTCATCGCTTAAGTCACAACGGCTTAACGAGAACAGGAGAAACGAACATGAACGCAACAACAGCAACCAAGGCGAACAAGGCAACCAAGGCGGAGGCGCTTTCAACAATCACCAAGGCGCTTGAATCTGCTCATGAACTCATCAAGGCAGAAACAGGCGCACCGCGTGCAACTCTCTTGGTGACCCGCGACCTCAAGGGGCGCAAGGGACATTTCACCCCTTTCACACCTTGGCAGAATGGCGAGGAATCTTTCTCGGAGATTGCTTTCAATCTTGAGCATTTCACAACACCCGAGGAATTACTCTCGACTCTCTTGCATGAGGTTGCACACTCAATCAACCACATGAACGGCATCGAGGATTGTTCCTCGAATCAGTACCACAACGCCAAATTCAAGACACAAGCCGAGGCGCTCGGTCTTAAGACACTAGAAATCAAGGGCAAGGGGCACGCCTCAACAGAACTCACCGAGTTTGGCGCTAAGCGATGGGCTAAGGCGTTGCGAATCCTTGCGGGTGCATTTGATTTGGTTGCACTTGGTGGCGAATCTGCCAAGAAGAAAGGGCGCAACACCAACCTAATCAAAGCACAATGCGATTGTGAGCAGATAATCCGCGCAAGCGCATCAGTAATCCAATCAGGCGTGATGTGCTCACAATGTGAGACATACTTCAAGGCGGTGTGACTTAAGACACAACAGCCCCCGCCGATAGGGTACGGATTCACAATCCAACGGGGGCACGAACTCTCAACCTCAAGTTGAGGGTTAGGTGTGATGGACATCACATCCAAAACGCTTGACACGCTTAGGCTATGGATGAGAAGGTTACACCAAGCAAGACCACAACAGGCACCGCGCAGGTTGTGTATTAAGACAGGAGACAGAACATGGCTCAAGATTACAAGCCCGCCACAGATTGGAAAGAGGCACTACGCCTAAGGATTGAAGAAGCAGAAAGCAACGCAGAAAAAAGAAGGGACAAGGCAGAGGAAGATATTTTCAAAATCATCGGCGACTTGCCACCCCTCGCGTTTATCACACTACGCTCTTTATTTGAGGAGTGGGAAGAAGCAAGCGCGGATATGGAAAAGTTCACAGAAAGATTAACTAATCTGTATTAAGACACAATGTGACCAACATCACAGCCCCAACCCTTGACAGAAGGCGCGTGTTCACGACACGATTGGGGCACAAGGTAAGGCGGGGAAGTTCCCCCCTTACTGGCACCAAAAAGAACGGGAGAAAAAAACATGGCAACAAGAAGCACAATCGGTATTAAGTCAGAAGATGGCACAATCAAAGCGATTTACTGTCATTGGGATGGATACCCCGAAGGGGTAGGGGCTGGACTTGTTCAGTTCTACAACACAGCACAACAGGCAACAGAACTCATCAACCTTGGCGGATTCTCTGCACTCATGGAGACACTAGAAGAAACCAAGGCGGGAGCCTACAACACACCAAGCGACAGCGCCCGCACATTTACAGGCGAGGGCGATTGGTTCGAGAACTTCAACGCAGGCGAGGAGTATTTCTATCTATACACCGAGGGCACAGGATGGCGCTACTCACAAGGTGGAAACTGGGCATGTCTTAAGACAGAAAAAGAGGTGGCGTAATGCCTAGCACATGTGAGGATTGCGACAGCGTGACACGAATCACACTCGCCCCCTATGGGATGCGGTTCATGGCAGAGATTGCATGTCCTAAATGCGGTGTGTCTTACGACACGAACATTGACGACAACGACATTGAAACCATCAAGAAATCATTGCTTAAGACAGGAGAAAAAAAATGAGTATGCAACCCAAGAAATGCCAGCAATGCGGGGCGGATACTTTCAAAGAGTATTACACCACCATGCAAGGAAGCGGGCGCAGACCCCGCACAGTAGAGGCATGGATATGTAGCGACACATGCGCCACCTCTTTCTTCGGAGAAAAGATTGAAAGTGTGGCTTAAGACACAATGTGATTAACATCACAGCCCTAAACCATTGACAGATGGCGCATGCTCAAGACATGATTAGGGCACAAGCAAGACGGGAAATCCTCGGCTTGTTTATTAAGACAGGAGAACGAAGATGGATGCACGATACGCAATGGCAGATGCTTACAAGGCACTACGCCGAGCAGGTATGGAAGCAACAGAGTTTGAGGCAGAGATAAACAACTGCACAGATTCAGAGCATGCATATCGCATCGCCCTCAAGTGGCAAGCGATTGCAAATAAGAAAGTTGTGGCTTAAGACAGAAGAAAAAATGTGATGCAAATCACAGCCTCAAATGCTTGACGGGCACGCGGTCATCATGCGACCATTGAGGCACTGGTAACAATCCCGTTACCTACAAGCACAGGAGAAAAAGCAGATGAAGAAAGCAGAACTAAAGGCAGGCGTTGCATACTATGCAACCTCTCGCAATAACAACATGGAGACATACCATGAGTCATGTTTTAAGACACACAAACAGCACGAACACAATCGCTACTATGTAATGTTTGATGAAGATGGACAACCAAAGACTGGATACAGAAGCCCAAGCGTTATATGGATGACCAACTGCACGACCTATGGAGCCGACTGTCCAACTCACCGACCACGCGAAGGCTGGTCAGGAATTGCATGTCCTAAGACAGACTTCCGACTCATGGACATCCGCGATGAATACTGGTCAGTAATAAAGCGCATGATTCAGCGCCGTAAAGAGCGCCCAACTAAGGACATCAGAGCAGAGCGCCTACGCCGTATCGCCAAGCGCAATCAAACAAAACAAGAAGAACCAATCAAGGCAGAATTCTATTCTGTCTTAAGTCAGGTTACTGGAGACTACTGCTCATCATGGCACACACTCGGTGGGTTCAGCGTTGAGGAGATGGCAAAGATTACCAAGGCACTCAAGGCAAGCATGCCAGCGGTCATGGCGGTGGCATCATGACCTGTAGTTTTTGCGGTGCGAAGGGTGTGAAACTTGATGCCATAAATTATGGCGGAAAGTTGGTGATGCGATGCATATCATGCAAGGTGCTTGATGGGGTGCAAGCAGACAGCACCGAGACAATCTGCGGAGACTGCCTTATCCCCCTATCCACATGCCAACATGCCAAGGAGTACAAGAGATGAAACTAAATAGACGAGGCAAGCGAGTGCGTTCTGTCTTAATACTTATCATCATAATCGGTGGCGTTTGGTTCACATCAACACATCACCGAGTCTATGGCAACTGCCATCAGACCATTGAAGGATACACATGCGACCTAATCAGATGGGAGAAAAACTAATGAGCAGACAACATCACTATGCAATTATGTTTGACGAAGCAACAAATCGTTGGAGCATAGACATAGACACAGAAGAAAAAGTCTTTTACGAAGGCTCTATCTACAACACAGCAACTCGCAAGTGGGAGTATGGGTATGCAGGTGACGGCAACTTCATCGGCAGAGAACAAGAACTTACCGAAGCGATAAGCGAATTCCTAGATAAACAAAATGAATTGTTACTTAAGACAGAGATGTGACCAACATCACACCACAAATGCTTGACTTACTATGCCAACGGATGGCAGAGTAATCACTACCAACTAGAACAGGAGAACAAAATGTCAGACGAAAAGATTACAATCAGTGTTGAGGTTAACCGTCAGGAACTATGGGATGCAGTCTTTGGTTCAGCATGGGAATCCTTTGGCACTCACTGGTACTCATGTGAATACCTTGGCGATACATCTTGGGATGTCATCGGTCAGGTCAAACTGGTAGCCATTGACGAGGTTACCTTACTTAAGACAGAAAAGATTGTCGGCATTGAGGAGTTAGCCAAAGCCTTACCTATTGCCAACGAGCAGGTATCTATGGACTTGTTCGACTTTGATGATTACGATGCTATCTGCGGTGATGCAGTGTTACAGGTGGCTGTACTTGGAGAGGTGGTGTATGGCTAATGACTACCATGACAAAAGAGTGGGTCAGTTACTGGTATGTATGCACATCATGTGATGCCTCTATCGAGATAGTAACAAGACGAACTAAAAATCGTGCACCTCAATGCACATGCAAGCACAGCCATGTAGTTCTATGTCAGCAATCAGTTGTTGATAAGAAAGTTATGGCTTAAGACATGAACCCAACCGAACGCAGACAAGTACAACGCCTTGCTAAGCGAGCGCGTGACCAACGCAACGCCACGACAGACAACGAATCGTTTGACTATTGGCAAGGCGTTATGGAAAACTTACTCAACCAACTAAAGACAGGAGACAACAAGTGAGTGAGCCACAGTACCTAGAGGGTGACGACATAGCCCTTGGTAAAGACGAAGAAGATACCGAACCCAACCCACAATACGACACACTTGAGGAGATGTACGGAGATGACTAAGCAACTAGAAGTCGGTGCATTACTTAAGACAGAAACTGCATACGACAAGGACATGAACATCACCTTTGATGGTCAGGAGATACGAGTTATCCTGCATTGGGATGACCACGATGGCTTTGATATTCAGTGGCTTGACCTTGAAGGCAGATGGATTCAGGCACCAGCATGGGCAGACAAGATTGAGGAAGATGGCGAGATGTCGGTTGGATTCTTTCTTGATTCACTGGAGGCACACACTAAGAAGGAGACACCATGACAGTCTTAATGCAGTGCCTTGGTTGTGGCACGACAGTAACCAATCCAAAAGTAATGAACTACATGTACGAGAAGTGCGACCCCTGCACCGACAAACAAAAAGAGATGGAAGAAAGAGCGATAGATACTTTCTTACATGCCGAAGCCGAGAGAAAGTTGGAGCAAGATGCGTAATGACTTAAGACAGATACACCCACATGCCCGACTGTGGATAGCAACTGCAATTATCTTAGGACTTATCTTAGTTCTTAAGCCAGCATCAAAGTTCATGGCACCACCACATGGCAAGGTGATTGCTTATTATCAGAACGATTACCAACGCTATGCCTTAGACAAACTCATAGAACAGGACAACCTCGAACAGTACCCCTGCCTTTATGAATTGTGGATGCGCGAGTCTAACTGGCGACCTCAAGCCCTTAACAAAAGCAGTAAGGCTCTAGGTATAGCGCAGTTAATGCCAGCCACATGGGTAAATATCAAGGCTAAGCCAACACTTGACGGATATAAACAGGTGGATTTTGGGTTGCGCTATCTCAAACACAGATATGGAAGCAAGGGTATATGCAGGGCATACGCCCATCACTTAGCCAAGGGGTGGTACTAATGTTTAAGATTAAATTCTTTCGTGTATTAAGTCAGAGTTCACCACGCTATAAAGGTAACAATACAATTAGTTACCAGTTAAAGTATGACCCTAAGATGTGGCAAGGTGCATCATGTGCTGGCATAGACACCGAGTTTTTTTATCCACAACAGGATAAGTTTGAAGCAGGTGAGGCGGAGTTACTCAAGCGTATCTGTGTGGACTGCCCAGTCATGGAAGCCTGCCTTGAGTGGGGCGTAGCGATGGAAAGGTATGGAGTATGGGGTGCGACCACACCACACGAAAGGTTTGCTATCCGTAAGAGACACAACCTTATGGTCAATGACCCTCAGCACAACCCATGATATAGTTCTAATGTTCACCAGCCCCTACGAAGGGGAAGCGCAGAGGTTGGTGAACTTAGAAAAGCCCATCAGATTCTCTCCTGTCTCTGGTGGGTTTCTCTATGTATTAAGACCGAGTTCTTTAGCCAACATAAATACTTCATCACTTAAGTCATCAAGAGTTCCATCGTTGTAGATAACATGACTAAACATATAGTTATCCATTGCATGTTCAGAAGCGTGACCATTAACAGCACTGTGATTGTGTCGGTTGATACGCCACACTGTGCCACCTAACTTCTTGATTGCATCTGCTTCATTAGGAAAGCGAACATCAGATATAACAACACGGTCATCCTGTCTTAAGTCACGCATCGCCATCTTAATCCACACATCATCGCCAATCATCTTGCGACCAAACTCTGTGCCAAGTACCTGCAATAGACGGCGAACTTCTGGATTCTTCTTTGCTATATCCCAGCCATAGTCATCTACATAATCAGAGACACGAGTGATGCTATCTAATCTTGGGTTAATAATCTGTAACGCATGTCGCATCGGGTCAGCAAAAGCACGGCGTTGGTATTCGTAATTAAGACACAACAATTCAGCAGTTGAATCTTTACCTGACTGTGCGTACCCACTCAAACCGATAATCATTTAGATATACCCCACCATATACCAATGGCTAAGCCACCGATGTACAACTCAACGCACTTGAGGTGCTTGTAATGTACTAATCCAATACAAAACATACGCCAGTTAAACTCACTTGTTATTGTCATTGCTCTTGCTCCTTGTCGGGTTTGCGGTATCTGCGATTGTTCCATTGTGGTTGTTCACCACCTAGTCTTTCTTGCAATTTAGTAAGCGCACGAGACACACGCTTACGGATAGCCTCGTCACTAACGCCATACTCAACGGCTAGTGCATCTATATCCATGCCACCATCTGCGAACCTACGATTCAACAGCAGGTTGTCTTGTTCATTTAGTTTCTTAAGACCGAACGATACATCAGAGAGCATAGCCTCACGATTCATACCCTCATTAGGTTTACTTGTTGTGGATATGAACTCATCTCGTGGCGTGGATGATGCAGTCCATGACTCATACGCCCACACATCTTTAAGTAACTCTTGTAGTACCTCATGTGTGTAATAGAAAGCATCCGATGGCAAAGACTTAGCACGATGTGCTCTCTCTTTAGCAGCAAACTTCTGCGATTCATTGTTAAAGGTACGCTTAAGTTTGAATATGAGTGAGTCTTGTTCTTCCCACTCCTCAATCTTATGCCAGTGTTCTAGTGCCCATAGGTTAAGGTGTTGGAACACATCATCAGCAGTGACTAGGTTGCGGTGGATACGGGTACATCTAGTAGCCGAGGCACGAGCACACCGATAGACAACTTCCCATAGTGCATCTTTCTCAGTCATCCTTTAGTTTCCTCGTTGCCTCTAGTAAATCATCAACTGTAATGAGATAGCCCTTGCTTCTATTCGGGGGAATCTCACAAGTAATCTCTCTACCACCATGTCTTAAGGCATAGTGTACATGGGAACGCGGAACCATGATGACACCGTGCTCTAATACAAACGCCCAGTAGTCAGCCTCACTTGCCATTAAACCTGATGGCTCCCATGATTGCGACCTCTGATACCAACACTCAACTTCAACATATAAGTTGTTAGTCATGTGCCACTTGCGGTCACGCTTTACTTCTACTGTCTTGCCCTTGGTAAGTAGTTCTTCTACTAAGTTCTCGCCACCTTTACCGTAGCCAAAATCTAAATCAAATGAAGAAAGGTTAGCCACCTATGCCTGCTCGCCGATGTAATCCTTCTGCACCTTCGGCTAGGTACACATCATTAACATCCTGACCTTCGGGCATAAAGACAGGGAACACATTGTCTAGTTCACGACTAAGGTTCTTAGCCATCTCACGACCAGCGTTGTCACCATCACATAATAAGATTACTTTATCCCAGTCAGCCAACACACGGGCATAAAAAGATTTCCAGTTGTTAGCACCAGGTAATCCAATGGCAGTGAACCCAGCCTGTGTTGCTACGACTGTATCTAATTCACCTTCGCATACAACTAACGATGTTGTATCATCATTGAGTGCGTTGATATTAAAGATGTGAGTCGTTGCACCTGGGCGTGACATGTACTTCGGTCCGTTAGCATCCTGACTTAAGGCACGAAAGCGTATGTCAATGCAACCCGATGGTGTCATGTACGGGATAGATAACTTGCCAGCGTATGGCTCGTGTCCAATCTCAGGATTCTTTACGAAGCCGAGGCGAAACATACGAGCCGTTGCTTCTGTTATACCGCGACTCTCCAGATACGGAAGAATCTCTGCGAGGTTTTGACCGTAGTTCTCCGTTGCTCTCTCCAGTAATTCTCTCTGCGATTTGCTTAGCCTCATTGAAAGTAACTCCTTCTTTCTTCATAATGATTGAGTACACATCGCCAGCCATGTCGCAGCCGAAGCATCTGAACCCACCGTTTTCTGTATTAAGACGGGCAGACTTTACTCTGTCTCCGTGAAAGGCACAACGAACTGTTATCCAGCCACGCTTACCTTGGGGTATATCAAATCCGTAATGTTCTAGTACCTTGGCAAGGTCATGCTTAGAGTTTTGCAATAGCATCACTGAGCCTTTGTACTACATAGGACTCCTCAATGCCTTTGTTAGAAGCCTTGATGATAACCAATGGCGTAGGTGCTACCTTTAATTTCTTAGCGATGCGATAGTTCTCTGCCTCTACCTGTGCCTCACGAATCCAGCCAGATAAATCTATCTTGCCATCACGCCGTGGTGCCTTGGCTTCAAGAACATAAGAATCATTTACTGTCTTAAGAAAGACATCGCCTATGTCATTGCGACCAGCACGAGGTAAGCGTTGTGCTTCATACTCGTTGTCAATAAACCAATCGGCAAGGTCAATCTCAAAGGCTGCACCTCTGCGTTTATTACTCTGCTGTTGTGTTGCCATTTGTCTGCCTTTCTGCTGCTGCTGCTGCTTGCCAATACAATGCATAGTAATTCTCATCATAAGCAAAGCGCTTCATGTGTTTAACAACGGCACCAGTGTGTGCATACACATCAACGCCAGCCTTCTTAAGGTTACGGAAGAACACAATGTCCTCTCCAACATACTTATCTCCCAGCCCTTCCTTCTCAGCAAAGACTGAGTAGTCAGGTGATACAGCACGCAACTTAGGAACAACACTGCGATGCATAAGGGTCAGACCTAATCCAGCACAGTCAACCTTTACCACTTCATCCTTAGGTAGTGGGTGTAAGTATCTAATCTCATACTCACTTACCTCATGGAACAAAGCAGGCATAGGTTGCATCAGTGATGATTCCATTTGCTTGGAGATAAAGTAAGTACCACATACAACTGGCTTAGTATTCTTATCGGCAATTTTCCATAACATTTCAAGCACATCAGTGGTGAGTACAATGTCAGAGTCAACCCATAACAACCAGTCTGTCTTTACCTTGTCATACCACATGTCCATCAGCGCTTGGCGTTGTCTGCCAATCTGATTACCTTGCACACGGATAGCGTTGTTAATCGCCATCTTGTGGGATGGTGCAGTCACCGTTGTGTACATAATACCTTCGGCAAACTTTCCATCTACCATACCGTTATCACACCACCCAATGGATAGCGTTTCCTGATTACTGTTAGCCATGTATATCCTCTGTCTCGTCAAGAACTCTAAGGGCGCTCTCGCCCATATCTTTAAATGAATTAGCCATGTTGATTAACTGCTCCGCAACATCTGCAACACAGTCATCACCATGTGGTTCACGAAGATGTTTACCTAGTTGTTCAATGTAATCTGCAAACTGAATAGCCTCTAACCAAATAGTATTGGGGTCGTATATCTGTTTAGTTGCTTCATCTATCTGCTCAATAACATTGGGTAACTCAGAGAGTATCGCTTCCTGAATCTCCGTTGGTACCTTCATCTTCTTTAACACCTTGCTCACTTCCTCTTGTGAAAGTGACGATGTTCCCATTGATATACGCATCGAATTCTTTTTCGGTGAGGTCCAAGAACGCACCGCTTTCTTTATTTTGCCAAACAACTGCTCTCCAACCTACTGTGTATGAAAGGGTACGCGGTACGACCATGAGTTGTGCCTTAATATCTGTAAGCAATGGATGAGTTGGCACCACCACTTCATCTTTAAACTTATGAGCAGGTACTTCACCTGAATTTTCTACTACCGTTAGTGTCCAAGGACTGTCTAACTTCTCCACAATTAACTCACCCATTTTATCTCCTTAAAATAATTTAGTTGCTTCGTAAGACACAACATCTAATATCTGCATACTTGCTGGCTCATACGATAACCAGACTGGCGTGCCACCAGTTGCATCGGCGGGTCCGTAACGATTCTTTACTGCACACACACCCATTGTTGACTGCTGGTTATGTACTGTAAGGATTAGTGATGGTGTCTGTGCGACCTTACCGTGAAGGGATTTCTGTGGTGGACATGGGTTACCAGGCACTGCTTCGCTGGTGTGGTGACACACAACTACTGCTGCTCCTGTTTCTCTAGCCCACCATTTAAGTTCCTTCATCAGGGTACGCAACCCACCCCACTCGTCTTGGGAATCCATGCTTACATCTACTGCGTTGTCTAACACAATCAACTGCACATCTGCACCTAAGCGTTCACGAGTAGCAAGAACTGCATCCTCAATATCCTTAAGGGTTGGTGATGAATCGAACTCCCAGTAGATGTGGTCAGCAGGCTTGAGCATTTGTGCTGCCCAGTCTCTGTCAATCTCCATCATTGGTTCTACTTCTTGCTGTGCCTTACCAGTTAGTAAAGCAAGCAAGCGTAGACTCATCGTGTGTGAGTGTGTATCCGCAGAAATATAAAGAGTAGGTACCTTTGCACGGACTGCCAAGGACAGAGCAAGCGTTGACTTGCCTGCCCCTGGCGGTCCAGCAATCATACTTACCTCGCCGTAACGGACTGCTATTTGATTGGCAGCAAAGGATTGCCACACTGTTGGAAGTGTTGCACCCCCTCGTGATTCTGTCTTAATAGCACGGCTGAGTAGGCGCATGAGTTATGCAGGTACCTTGTTCTGGCATGCTGCACCTTGTGGCTTAGGACATGCATAGAACGCCTTGTATGGGCGACCTGTTGACTTAGCGATACCTGCTGGTACATGGCGCATTGCTCCGCCACCACATGTGCACTCAGGCACTGGTCGTGATGGTGTGTAACCTGCTGGTGCAGATACTGGTGCTGGTGCCTGTGTCCAGTTAGGTGCTTCAACAACTGTTGCACCTGGGAAGGCAGCAGCAATAACTTGTGCTGGTGCTTGTGGTGCAGCCATTGTTTCTACTGTCTGCTCAAGGTCAATTAACGCAGCAAGGCGCTGTGTTAATCCGTCAATGAGTGCATCAAGTTCAATAGCATCATTAGCACGAAGGTTAATCAACATGCCGTCACGCTTTGTCTTGAAGTTAATCTGAATTGCTGCTGATTCGATAGCCATTTTATTCTCCTATGTTTACTTCGGGATAGAGGTGTGAGTCTTTGCCACCCACTGCATAACATGATGAGTTTACTGAGCAAGTGCCACACATAAACCCAGGTGCTGGTATAAAGATGTTGTTAATAACTGCTAATTCAAAGCCCTTAACCTGATTACCAAGTCGTGACTCAGTGTATCGGTCAAGGCTGACAGGTGTTGTTAGTTCCCCTGTGCGTGCCATGAAGTAACTGCCAAGTTCGGGGCGAATACCAAAGGTTTTCTCCACGAGCACGGCATAGATACCAAGTTGTGCTTGAGACTTAGGCTCAGCACCTGTCTTAATATCTACAATTACTAACTCTCCAGATGGTGCAACCATAACGCGGTCTAAGAACGCCTTGATGTTTACACCCTTAATCGTTTGATTCATTTCAGTTTCAATAGCGGGGATGCCAGCGGGAGTATCCCAAATCTTCCATCCGCTTTCTTCTCTGAACTGAATCCAGTAGTCAACCATCTTTGGACCGTTGGCTAACCACCAAGATGCATCCTCTTTGTTTGGATACGCCTTGGTTGCACGACCACCAGCACGCCAAGGCATGCCGTTATCAACCATCTTGTAGTTGTGTTCCCAGCGCTCATTAAAAATGGCTACTGAGTCAAACCCTTCTGGCTTAATGTCGTAGTATTCTGTACACTCGTGCACTGCCTTGCCTCCAGCCAACCAATAGGATGGCGCTTCGGCTACATGCTGTACACGAGAGAGGTAATACTGCCATCCGCACCCAAGCCATGTTGACATGGCGGAGTGAGAGACATAGTTCTTACCTGTTACGAGTTCAAGTGTCATTGTTTCTCCTTCAATAGAGGAGACTACTACACAATGACTGCTCTATTGTTCGACACGCCGAAAGATAATTACACAAATGTAATTCTTTTATGTGTACACTGCTGTTCGTGTTGAACAGATTAAGTAGAGGACTAGCGAGGTTCCTTAACCGAGCAGGTGTTACTGCTCCCATTGGCGCAGACTTGCGTAGCCTTGGTCCTATACATGCATGTATGTGTGGCTCACTGCTTTTTAAGGTGGGTTGCATGTTTGAAGATGGCGAAATAAGCATGTGGTTTGTTGATGCAGAGTGCGCTCTATGTGGAGCCTTAGTGAAAGTGCCAACACCAGTTGATTAAAATAATTTATTTCTTAAGTTTTATTGTGAGTAATATCACATCTTTTTTTTATGCTTACAAGTTAGGTATTAAGACAGAGCAACGAGCACGCCTGCGTAGGATTAACGCAGTAAAGAGATTACTTAATGGCAAAATATGATTTCAAATGTAATGTATGTGGTGGCTTGCAAGAAATAGATAAGCCAATGGGTAGTGACTGGGTTCCAGTGTGTTGCGAACAGTCTATGTCTCAGGTTTATTCCCCTATACCAGTGAAGTTTAATGCCTCTGGCTTCTACAGTACGGGCGGATAAGCCTAAGCAGCATCGCCTGCTGCTCAAGAACCCAGACAAACGATGGGGTATCTGTGCAGTGTGTGGACCCACAAGACTTAAGTTAAAGCAACGAGGTTACTTCTCTTGTCGAACCAAGTCCAATGTTAACCGTGTTAAGTTAGCCAAGTACAAGAAAGATTATTGCGAGGAGTGTGGCTTCGTAGCCGTACACCGTAGCCAGTTAGACATTGACCATATAGATGGTAACCATAGTAACAATTCGTTATCAAACTTACAGACCCTATGTGCTAACTGCCACCGTCTTAAGACACAAAAGAATAAAGATTGGGAAAACAAAAAAGCCCCCCGCAATTAAGCGAGGGGCTAATCTGTTTACTGTTACTTCTTAAGACCGAACTCTGGTGCTGACTTGTCTAGCGCCTTGAGGATTGGACCTACTAGACCAGCGATAAACGCTGTCGCTAGTACCTTAGGGTCGTGCTGTCCTGCTGTGTAAAGCGCAACTGCTGATGCTGCTGCTGCTCGTACATAAGACAATCCGATTTGCTTTAACTTTTCTTTATCAAACATTGTTACTCCTTATGATTTGAATACAGGCTTACCAAATCCTACAACAGTCACGGCTTGTGACTTGCGGAACTTGCTGCCGTTCTTCTTCTTAAATGCACGAACCTTCTCGCACACCTGTCCACCATTGCGCTGGTCACCCTTTTTATCAGGAGCAGTGTTGCCCTCGATACAGGTGACAGTGCCATCGCCATTGTCTTTAACAACAATGCCTACATGTGAGATGCGGTCAACGCCATCATTGGGGAAGTCAAAGAAAACGATGTCGCCAGGTAGAGGGATTGCTTCCTCTGCCTTCTCCCATGCACCCTTCTTCATAAACGCAGTAGCACCAGCCACTGTGGATACGCAGTTAGGAATCTTTAATCCAACTTCATTGGCACACCAGTTCACAAATGAACCGCACCATGGTAGGAAGTTAGCCTTAGTAAAAGCGCCGTACTTTGTTTCATTATCCTTAGGACCCTCGATAACACCGAGTTCGCCCTTGGCTACTGCAATAAAATCTAAACGCTGACCCATATTATTCCACTTTCTTCTTATCTACCTTGGCAAATGCTGCATTGATTTCATCTGCATCTAACTTGCCATCGGCAAGGAAGAAGCGAGCAAGGGCTTCAATCACTGTTGCTGCACCAAGTGCACCAGCAAGGACTGCTGCTTGCCATACTTCGATACCAACCAATGAGCCAGCACCAATTACTCCAAGAGATTCCGCTGCAATGACTGCAACAATTCTCATCATTACATTTTTAAATGTATCCATTATTCATCCTTCGGGTTGCGTAGTGGATAGGTGACAGCCCAAGCAATGAGTGTGCCTGCGATGGCATAACCAACTACTGTTTTGGCTGAACCATCAAGGACTACCCAGGCAATGAACATGCCTAGTAAAGTCCATAGTTGGTCAACCATATCTTTCATTATTTTCTTCATGGTTTTCTCCTATAGGCTGCTGCTCCTGCCATGCCTGCTGCATTAACTGCAGCCTGCCCAGCAATAACTGATGCGACAATAATCTTTTCTGACTCTGTTCTTTCTTCATCTGACATGTCAGCACCGATGCTTGCGATAGCAAGTAGTGCTTGTCCTGGGTCAGTAAAGATTGCTTCAACTAACGCTGCTGGATTTTCTAATACAACAAGCGCTGCTGCTACCTCTGCTGTGATAACAACTTCGTTACCGTTCTCATCTTGACGAACTTCAACAGGGGTTTGTGGTGGTAAATCTTCATAGGTTAAGCCAGCATCTTGGATAGCCTGTGCTGAGACTGGCTCGCCATGTGCTGCTTCAATGATTGCTTCCGCTACCACTGCTCGTTCCTCTGGTGTAGAATCTTCTGTAACCACAACAGGTGGTTCAGGTTCTATAGCAGGGGGTTCGGGTGCAGGTTCAGGAGCAGGTTCGGGAACTACAGGAGCAGGAACTTCCTCTACAGGAGGAGCAGGTTCTTCAACAGGAGGCTCTGGCTCTGGAGCAGGAGGCTCTGGAACTATCTCAGGAGCAGGCTCAGGCTCTACTGGTACAGGCTCAGGCTCAGGTGCTGGCGCTGGAGGCTCGGCAGGCGGCTCTGGCTGGACTTCTGGAGCAGGTTCGGGTTGAGGTACGGGAACTGGCTCAGGCTGTGGGGTTACCACGGGTGTCGGCATGGGTTCTGGCTGCGAGGCGGGAGGCTCAGGAATTGGCTGAGGCTGAGGTACTATCACTGGGTCAGGTTGCACCACAGGAGTAGGTTCAGGAATAGGAGTTGGTGATGGAGATGGGTTTGATTCTGGGATTGGTTCTGGGGATGGTGATGGGGATGCTGTACTCGTGGTGGTTTCTAAAGGAGTAGGTGATGGTTCAGGCAACGGAGCAGTATTGGTTGGCTCAGGTGAAGGACTTGGAGCAACAGTTGGCTCAGGCGAAGGCGAAGGAGTTGGCGTTACAGAAGGCGTTGGACTCGGCTCAACTGTCGGAGCAGGACTTGCAGTTGCAGTTGCGCCGTCTGACGGCGAAGGAGAAGGCACAGGAGTCGGCTCTACAGTGGGACTTGGAGTAGGAGTAGGCTCAGGCGCTATGCCGTTGTAATACCATGTGCTCTCAGGAGCAGTGGTGCTAATAAAAGTTTTCCATTGTCCTTGTGTGCCAATAGAACAAAACAAGGCAGCAATGTTTCCTTTGCCTTGAAAAAATGGTTCGGTTGTACTCCAACCAACATTAAATACTCTGGATTCGCCAGCCTCATTACCGCAAGTAACAGTTATTTGACCTGTGTTTTCTGCTTGGGCTGATGGTGTAAAGAAAAAAGAAGTTCCTAGTGTAAGGAACGATACTGCAAGTAAACGGGGAAGTTTCACTTGTATCCTTAATTATTGTTGGCGGTCACATAAGATTTCGTAGATGCGGTCAACTCTTGCCTCTAGTCTGTCAACAGAATCACGGAGGCTTGAGCCACTGTTCGGTCTTAATTCAGAAAGATAATGCTTGACTAGCCATCGGATTGAGACTGCAAGGCTGCCTACTAAAGTTGTAATGGCTACTGCAAATGCAGCCCAATCGCTAGGTGTCATGGTTATACAACCGTTCTGGCTATGAGCGTGATGATTCCGCCAAAGCCTGTGTAGTTACGAGCAGCAGGAGTGGAACGAGTAAAGGTAACCTGGTCAATGATGACTTCGGTTGGCTCTCCACCCTGATTAAAGTCTTGAAGAATAACTGTTTGCCCGTTGGCTTCAATAGTTTCTAGTGCGTTCAAGCGTTCTCTTGAGTAACCCTCATAGCCAATCATGTTGCCTGTCTTGTCTGTTTCTCTGTCATAGCAGAACAGAGGAATCTGTAACACACGAGCACGAGTAGGTGTTGGCAAAGCCTTAACAGCGATACCCACTACTACTGGACCAGTGGTTGCGCTAGTAGAGTTACGGGTAAGGGTAAGTTTAAACGATGCATCTGGTCCTGCTACTGTGTATGCATCACCTAAATCAATATCAGCCGTAGTGGTATTACCTTCATAAAGAGTAGCAATAACAGTGTCTGATGTTGGACCAATTTTATAGATTTCAATATCGCCACCTGCTATGTCATCAGATGTACGAACACGAATACGCTTCCATGCTTTGTTCTCCATGGTGTCGTAACGAATACGAGCAGTACGGATTTGTCCAGATTCAACCAACTCGGTTGCATGTTGTAGCCAAATACCTGAACCGTTAATTGCAAAGGCAACTTGGTTAGCATTACCTAAGATACGAACACCATTTACTTGCCCAAAAATACCATCTGCATAAGCATCTGTTGCGCGGGCATATACGCCACTGGAGATAGGTTGAGCATAGCCAATAAGGGTCAATGGCTGACCGAGGTTGATGCGTGTAGTGCCTGAGTTAGTATTTACTTGGTTAGTATTGCCAGCCCAGATGTAAGAGTCACGCCCTTCAAAGTCATAGACACCGTTCTCATTGTGGAATACCAATGGTCCGTATGTCATGTCACCGTTTTGCTCTAGCGTTGCAATGCGAGCGCCCTTGTTTGTGCCAACCATAAGGAAGGTACCAAGGTATGAGTAAAGAGATAAAACAATTTCGCCTCGTGGCATAGTGGCAGCGGTAACAATAGTACCTAGCGCACCAGTGCTATCTACTGCTAGTTTAAAGATAGCCGAGTGGTCACCAGCATAACCACCAATGTAGATAGCGTTGGTTCCTTCCGTAATGCCTGCCCATTGCCACAATGCAGGCATTAAAGTTGAACCGTTAATAAGGTCGCCTTGAGAAGCGGTCATCGCTGGTTTAATTTGGACAACAGGTGCACCACCATGGTCTTTAAATGTAAGTTCATAGGCTGAGTAGGTTCCATCAGTAAATCCAAACGCAGCAATAATACGATTTTTAACATATTTAAGAACTACATTTGATGCCGTTAAACCATCATAACCATAATGTTTATGGGTGGTTCCATCAGATAGTTGAACATCGTAAATGCCAGCAGTTGTGGCAACATACATATATGTGCCATCAGATGTGGTAGCAAGAATAGTTTCATTAGTAAATGATGAGAAGTTAACCAAAGGTGTAGATGTGCCTGAACTTGTAATCTTATACATTGCTGTAGTTTGTGAAGTGCGTGGTGCTAAGTCTGTAGCAACAAGGAAAGCAACACCCGCTGTACTAGCACCTGTATCTATCTTGCATGCTCCAGTAAAAGCCTGAACAAGTGTAGTCTTTTTAAGCAGGCTTACCTCACCTGGAGTCCATACATCTATACCAAAAGAATCACGGTAGCGGAAGCGAACTTCGTTCTCATTACCTTCCATTGGCTCAGCAAATAGAACACCCTCGCCATAATGCCATGATGATTGTGCGCGAGTCCAGTAGCCTGAGCCACCAAGGGTGTGCTCGCCTGGGTCACGCATCTGGTCTACACGCTGAACACGAAACTCTGCAGTCTGTCGGCGGTAAGGGGTACTGTCTGTTACTGCCATAATAAATGGCAAGCCACCGATAGCCATGTCAAAGGCGTTAGCGTTTAGTTCGTAGTATGTAGAAAGGCGACCAGATAAATCAATTATCGTGCGCTCGGATATATCGGGTGAACGACTAGCCACTGTATCTCCTTAGGTTAAAAATAATAGTGAGCCGTTTAAACACATGCTCAGGTGTACAGATTATTCTGTTGGTAATTCAATCCATTGCTGACTTGGCTCTGACCAGTAGTATGGCTTGCCGTCAGTTGGATATGGTGTTGGTGGTTCGTAAATATATTTAGTTGTGTTTAGTGTCCAAGATGGAAAGTTATGTGGCGGAATAAATGCCCCATCTGTTCCAACATTTGGTTCAAACTTGTATCCAATACCAGCAAAATTATATCTAAATGGTGTTCCGCCGTTTAGATGTTCATTAGCATAGGTATTGTAAGAAGTTCTTTTTCCACCGTAGTATTGTTCCCAGTCAATA